ACACGATTGCTAGAGGAAACATACAGCAGTTGGTTGCAGCGGCCAACTATCAGTTGATGAGAGGAAAGGGCGAGTATGTGAACATGGAGGCACAGACTCCGATGATTGAAGTCGGCATGGCTAACATGGCTCCCGGAAAGATGGGACCTGTATCATCAAGCAGCGAGGCCGTCGTCCCACCGATCTTCAACACCGGCAACACAGACGCATGGGGCCATGAGATGCCAGCCACACTGACATGGAAATGGAATGAGGAGGAGGACAAGATAGAATTCAGCACGACTGAGCAACCATTCACCCTCTTACAGAGAACTGCTCATGAGGGACTTGTTTCTGCTGCTGACATATCATATGCCAATAGGATGGTATCGAGCAAGAAGTCAGAGATAGGCGCTCTCGCTCCGAATGAATATGGGTATCCTACCATGACCATGGATCTTCACAAGTCTGATGATTACGAGCCGAATGGCGTATTCACCAAGACGATAGAACCTGCTCATACTGTCAAGGACATCAATGACATGGAACACTTGAAAGGGTTTAGCGGGGATTGGGTCGTTCAGAAGAAACCCAAGGGAGAACATATGTTAGTCGAGCGAAAGGGCAGGAGGCTCAAACCAACGGATCTTCCTGATGATGTCAAGAAGTCCCTCAAGGAAATAAAAGGAGATTTCGTTTTCGACGGTTATCTATCAGATGGTGTTCTTCATGTCGTTGACCTGCTATTGCATAAGGGAACAGATATGCACATGGAACCACTTGAAGACAGGGTGAATGCTTTGAGAACCATGTATAACACGACAGAAAACGTGCATTTCCCCTCTCCATCAAATTGCAATCACTCCGATGAAGAGGGTCTAATCAAGACCATAGCCAGTATGAAGGGCGACGATTTACTTGTGAGGGATGCGAAGTCAACATTCATGAAAGGCAAAGACGTTCATCCAAAATGGGTTTTACTTGCTCAGGATGAAGTTACTAAATCATCTATACCATATCCTCTCCCTGAGATAGATGTCAAACTGAAAAAGGACATACTCATGCTCCATTATCCTTCGATATATGATCCAGTCATTGTGAAGATGAACTCTGATGACAACGGCATATTCATCGAATCATACGATGGTATGCCCCATCTAATCAAAAACGCGAAGGACCAGATATCTTTGTGGGGGCCAGTGGTCGCATCGATCATCAAAGAAGGCGGTGGCGGTGGAGTAGCCGGGGGAGGAGCCGCATCGTCAGGCGGAGGGACTGTGACATCATCCACTCCCGGAACATACAATGCCACTCATTCCATAAGACCTATGAGAAGAAGAAAGAAGAAGATAGAAAAGGCTCCTGAGGTCAATGACGAAGACACGGATGACATGTCTCAAATGATGGCCGCTGTAAGGAGGTTTATCGATAACGAGAATAGATCCCTGACTGCTAAAGAGATAATAGCAGAATTCCCAAAGTTGACTGAGAAGAAATTGGATAAATTCGCAAATGAGTATGGCATAGAGAGAGCAGAGGACGGCAAGTGGACTCTCAATGAGGCCATAGACGACGACATCATAGAGAACTTCGCATTCCCGCGCATGAACAGGGCATCTGCTGACGGCGGCGCTTGGTCTGGGATGCAGGCAGACATAACAGCACCCACAGGACCTACTCAAGTCACAGATGAGGAAAACACGACATTTGGCAATCCTAGACAGGGAGAATATGACGACAAGGAGCCACTTGATTTCAAGCCCATGCAGATGAGAGTGATGACTGAAGATGGGCCTGCTGTTATACGATTTGAGGGAGAAACAGCAATTGTCGAGATACCGCCGGAAAAAAAACCTGAATCAGAATCTGAAAACATGGTACAGGAAGCCAATCGTACTGATGAAGTAGTATGATAGTCCTAACATGACTGTCATGATTCCTTTGATATACCATTGAGATAAGATGGGAGTTTCGATGACTGCCATGGCTGCACCAATGCCTACACTATCTTGGTCAGCCGTAGGTGCAGATTTCCTTCTCAAGTCCGTCGTTGGCGATGATCTCTTCGTCGCAGGTTACGCAAGTGTTGACATGGTGGACAAGCAGGGAGACAGAATCCCTACCGTTGCTCTGAAGAAAGCCTTCGGTCAATTCATGACGAACAAGGCATTCAGGAACGTGCAACTGGCTCACAGCGGCATTCAAGTTGGCGAGGTCGTTGACAACCACACTGATTCAGATGGTCGCGTGTGGAAATCAGAGGTTGACGACCATGGACTCTTCGTCGTATGCAGGATACGCAGCGACATACAGAAGGCCCGTGAGGTCCAGAAGCAAATTAGGGACGGCGACCTCCGTTCCTTCTCCATTGGCGGACAAGCATTGTTCCGCGTTTCCAAGACGACCCCAGAGCATGGGTCGCATCGTGAGATTACCGACCTTGAATTGCATGAGATTACGCTGTGCAAGAAGGGAATTAACCCTGAGGCGCGGTATTCAATCTTAAAGATGGATAACACAAATGAAACGGTGGAAAAAATGACAGAAACAGCAGAAGCATTGACAGAGATAAGAGACAGCCTCGCACATGTCCTAAAAGCACTCGACAAGGGTGAAGAGAAAGACATGAAAGAGGAGAAAGAGATGAAGGGCATGAAAGAGGACAAATTGTATGCCGAGGACAAAATGGATAAGTCCGAAGAGAACGTCGATGGCGCTCTCGCATACATTGACACTCTTGAGAAGTTCGTCCATGACGCAGGTGTGGACCTAGACTCCATCCGCTCGCGGTTCGGACTAGAGAAGGCCTACATGGTCGGCGTTGACGGCCAAGGCGGATACTCCCACCGTGGTCAGGGCGACGAAATCGGTAGCGGCGAGGATGCATCAGAGGCAGCAAAACCTGCTCTAGCAGCACCCGGCGGCAACAAGTACGTCATCAAGACTGGCGGCGTTCCTAACATGAACATGAATGCTCCAAGCGGTGGATCCAATGTAATCAAGGCCGGAGAAGTAACTCCAGAAAGCCTTGAGAGAGGATACAGGGCATACGCAGCAATGAGAGATGAAGAGTCCCTCAAATCTGTCGTGAAATCCGATTGGGAAGCAAGGTATGAAGCAGAGACTGCTCGCGCTGAAGAAGTGCGAAAGTCCCGCGACTACTCCGGCCAGATCGACGCTCTAAAGGCTGAGATCGCTAACCTACGCTCCGAGAGCGCAGACATAGTGAAGTCTGCCTCCGCAGTACCTGAAACAGACATCAGAGTCCCCACCAACGAAGAATTCTCCCAGATGGGCGATGGAATCGACGGATGGAGAGCCACTGAAGAACTCGCAAGGAGGGCTCTCAGAGGGGAATAATTCCTTTCTATGGAGATAACTAGAGGTGAATAAGATGAGTGGATCAAGAGGATACATACGAACAATAGAAGACATGGAGCGGCTTTACTACGGAGCCGGAGCCGGATCGAACGCATGGGCATACAGTGGCACTGACCTTCTAAAGGCAGATTCCCCGCTGGTATCGTCCACAACTGGTACATACCAAGCAATATTTGGCCGAAAGGTGTGGTCGCAACTCAACCAAGAGTTCAACGCCTTCTCAATACTGCCAAAGAAGCCATGGGAGAAGTCCGGTTGGAGGGTCGTCACAGACAAGCCATCCTTCACAAAGGGCGGCGGTCTGCCAGAGAACGGCACACTACCAGAAACCAGCAAGCCAACCTTCGCAGAGGTCAGCACCAAACCCAAGACAGTTGCTCACACATTCGATCTGAGCGAGACTGCAATGTTCCTAGCCGACAAAGATGACGGCCTAGGAGACGCAAGGGCTGTCATGAAGATGGAGATGTCGAAGCACCACGCAGAACACATCAACAGAATGCTACTAGCAGACATAGATACCCCAGCAGGAAACGACTTTGAGTCGATTGACAGGGCAACTTCCTCCGCATTCGTGGAGACTGCTTCCTTCAGCGATGTAAGCGCAATATCTGACCACAACCAGTATAACATCACCAGAAGCACGGGCAGCACCCGCCAGTGGTATGATGCAAACGTCGATGCTGGGTCAACCAGCACTGAGAGGCCCCTAACGCTGAACATCCTTGACGGTATGTTCCGAAGCATCTGGGAGCGCGGTGGACAGCCAAAGGTCATCCTAACTGGCTACGACACGCTTGAGAAGATCCAACAACTTCTCCAGCCACAGCAGAGATTTACCGAGATGAAGAGAGTAGTTCCCGGCGTCAACGGCGTCAAGGGTGTTCCCGGAATGGAAGCAGGATTCGTTGTAGCAACCTACAACGGCGTTCCTCTAATCCCATCCAAGGACGTTCACGCTGAGTCCGGTGGCCTATCAAGGCTATACTTCATCGACTCTGACTACACATACTTCTGCACCGCGAAACCAACGCTATACCACGAATCCGGTATCGAGACTGGCGATCCATTCGGCATCAACAGGCTAGGACAGATGGGCATGTTCCACACAATGGGTGAACTATGGCAACTCTTCTATGGAGCGCACGGTAAGATTAGGGACTTGAGTGCCTGATTGGAGACTATGGTGGAGAAAATAAGAGGTGAAAAAAGATGGCAAACACAAACTTAACAGGAAACGGAACAGAAGTATTCAACAGCCGCCTATGGGGTGGAGTTGGAGATGACGACACCAGTTGGCTGCAAAGCCCAATAGGTAGCAACGCAGCCACTGGCACGATCTGCATGGGCATAGTCGATGTAGTAATCACAGATGGCGATGCAGCGGCGGCTTACGACCTAGCCCTATCGACCAACGCAATAGTTGGCTCGGAATTGGTTGGGGTCCTAAGTCTTCACAACGTCACAACTGCGTCAGGAAACGCATTTGCAGAGGCAGGAATGGTATCAACCACGACCCTGATAAAGTTCACCGGAGTAGGTAGCGACGGCGACACTATCAGGATCACATTCCTATACCGATGAGGTGAGCCCTAGATGGCTCTGACACTACGATATGTCGGTGCGCGTCCATACACTGAGTTCCTCGTTTATGGAGTTCCATACGGGTTCTCAAGAGGTATGGAGCGAACCGACATCCCTGACGCATGGATCGAAGAACACATACGCCCCTCGATAGAGGCGGGTGTGACGATGTGGGAGATCGTTGATGCGGGTGCAAAGGAAAAGACCGAGAAGATGAAGCAAGTAGTCGAAGCAGCGGCTCCAGAGCCCTCTCCAGCCCCAGAGGTTGTTGAGGAGCCAGAGCCCGTTGCCGAGCCTGCTGCTGAACCAGAAACCTCAGACGATGGCGGATTCAATAAATCAATGACTCGCGCTCAGATGATGACATGGTGTTCCGAGAGAGGACTATCTGTCAGCAACACTGACACGAAAGCATCACTGACTGAGAAAGCCATGGCACATCTCAGCGGTGTTTGATTATGGCAGACAACTTCACTGACACTATTGACGGCGATGGACGCTACGCAAGCCGCGTCCGCGTGAACCGCAAGGTCATTGAGTTCGACGGTCTAGCAAGTGCGAACAACGAGTCCAAGACAGTGTTCTTGAACGGCAAGATTGGCAGGATCATAATCGATCCTAGCCGATGCACATCCACAAGCACCACTGCCACATCGGGTTCATTGGAGATACTCATGGACATCGAGGATGCAGCGGGGAATCAATACTCATACTGCGATAGTCTGGAAGATCTCGATTTCAGGGACGCAAGCAACACGCCTCTGCATTTCCAGACATCAGAGGGTGGCAACATGAATGCAGATGGAGGAGCCACAAGCGGATTGCACTTCACAGTCACCGCTCCCGGTAGTTCAAAGGCAGGGACAGTCACTATTGATGAGCCTGCTGCATGGAACGGACTCGTCTGTGGACAGGTCACTTTCAAGATTGCAACGTCCGCTGGAACCTTTGATTCGGACACCGGATCTCTAAGGCTCACAGTGCTGTTTGAGTAAAAAAAATCCGAATCCGTTATAATGGATTGCAGACAGTGTGATTGACAATGGCCCTTACTGTCGAACAACTTGGACGAACAAATGTGACGGGAAACCGATTGACTGTCGCACTGAAAATAACCTTTGATTCTTCTTATCCCACTGGTGGAGAGACTCTTGACTTGACGGCATACGTCAACAACATCGAGACTGCAATGGTCGAAACCAGCGGTGGCTTCGTCTTCGCGTATGATCGAACGAACAAGAAACTCAAAGCGTTTGAAGCAGGGGCAGATGGAGACGCATTGGATGAGGTTGACAACGCAACCAACCTTTCCACAGTAGTAACATTCATCACAGTCACTGGTGGAAGGGCCTGAAGGGGGCTTTCCCTTGGGTCTTGAACTAGGTGAAATCTGCTTTGAAGAAGCACACGAAATAGAGCGTAGGCGGAAGGTCCGCCTTGCTGAAATTGCTGGGAATGACGGTGGTTACGTCGGAGAGGATGATTCTCCTTTCAGTTCCAATAATATGAGAAACGCTCAGAAAATCAAGATGAAGGTTTCAGGAAAGCAAAGATTCGATATACAGAACATAGGTGCGGGAACAAGGTGCATGTCATGTGGGCTACTACACTTCTGCTGGGCTCCCAAGTGCGCTGGTTGCGGTGGGCCCATTGACTACAATTTAGGGAGGCAAGGATAATGTCAGAAGAAGTTAACGATATATGGGAAGACATAGTGAAAGCCGTTCATTGCACAGTATGCGATTATTACGAGGATCAGACCAATGGTGAGTGCCCAAAGATGAATCATTCGATGAGAGCATGTCCTGCCAGAAGGGCAGCGGACAAGATGCGAAGAAAAATAAGAATGTAAATTTCAATGAGATGATGGAGGATGAAGTATTATGCCGCGAGTATTCAATCCCGGTCATCGTCCTAGTCAGCCTCTATATCCTGACGAACTCGTATATACGACGGTTTCTAAGATTGAGCAGTTCCTGCAACTCCCTCTTCCAGAGAGGACTCCCCTTGCAGGGAACACGTCCGTATCTGGATCTAACATACTCATGCCTGTGGCAGGAGCGGATTACAGGAGATGGGGATATGCCAGCGGCGATTCCATATTGGTCTATGATGACAATGATGCTGTTGGCAGTACGTTGACCTTAACAGGTGTATCATCATCTGGGAGCAGTGGCGTCGTGAATCTTATTGCCGTCGATCCCGGAACAGCGTATCAATCAGCATCCAATAGGAATGGGTACATCCAGCCTCAATCCGCATTGAGCAACAGCAAGGAGAGAGGTATAACGAAATCCCATGTCGAGCATCTGATTAAGATAAAGCAGGACTACATCGACACTCTATGCAGAATGTCATGGAGGCCTAGGATAAA